CTATTACCGGCGGTGGCACCACCGGACATCCGGGCAACATGCCCCGTCCGTACGTCATCACCTCTCCGGTCTATGATGCGGTGGACAACACCTCGCTTGCTGGTGCTGACATCGTCAAGCTCATCGATCTGCCTGCAGATACGATGGTAATCGGCGGCGCTCTTGAAGTCCTTGAGGCTTCGGGCAACTCCTCCGTGACGCTCGACGTGGGCACTAGCACTGACGTTGACTCGATGGTGGATGGTGGCGCAAGTAACGCCGCTGCAATCATCCAGTTCAATATGAAGGCTGCAGGAGTGAACATGGTCACTGCTGCTGACTCTGTTCAGGTGACTGTGCTTGACTCCGGATCGTCCGGTACGACTGCACTGCGTTTCCGTGTACACGCCGTCCTGTGCGACGTGTCACAGAACCCTGTCGAGTCTGCTACCGTTTCGACTGGAACGTAATAACTTATATCAGGGGGGCTTCTATTGCCCCCTTGATCTTCTAACTTATATATGATATAAGCAGGAACCCCTGCCGGGAAAGTAACAGGAGTCCTGCGATGAACTACATAACCAGTAACATTCCGTATTTCAAAACTTGGGTGCGAAGAGAATACACCACCAATCACGACAGATATCAGGGTGAATTCTTACATGCGATGGCGATAGGCGTCACCACCCTACCGATGCGTACCCTATCCTTCCAAGTTTTGTTTACGGGATGCGACGAAGAAGAAAACGTACACGGCGGAGCGATGTGGGCACGTATGCCCCTGACAGCCTTAGTAGGGGACACACCCTTCGATGAATGGCCTGAACCTATACCTACTTATCTGGCACAGCCGTGGGACTGTCAGTCACATCACCACTCAGTATTTGTCCTCAACAGAGGCACACCGTGTCCGTGGCTGGCTAAGATAGACGGAGAGTTCTATCCGGCTAAGTATTACTTCACCGTGGACTACACGGATACTGAGGTAGCGGACGACCCGGCACAACACAAGCAGAGTCACATACTCGAACTTATGGATGCTGGCAAGTGGACGGGCAACATCGTTGCTCTTCCGAACAACCGAGTCAGGGTAACCAATCCTGCTTGGTTCGTAACGGGCGATGGCCCACCGGACTTCGCTCCTAGTCAGTGGGTCCATCATTCTAAACAAGACCCGAATTACGTCAACGATACGGCACGGGTATTCGATAACCTCTACGCGGAGAGCGATTATGAAGAAGATGACGAAGAAGAGTAAGGGCATGGCTAAGGGCGGCAAACGTGGCGGTGCTAAGAAAATGGCTAAAGGTGGTATGCGCGGCGGTGCCAAGAAGATGGCAAAGGGCGGCAAGCGTGGTGGTGCCAAGAAGAAAATGATGTATGGTGGTACAATGAAGCGCATGGCTAATGGTGGTCGTATGAAAGCCAAAGGCATGGCAAAGGGTGGTAAGCGCGGTGGCGCAATGACCCTCGCATCGATCCGTGCTGCTGCTAAAGCGAAGGGCTACAAGCTCGTAAAGATGGCGTAGTCAGATGGCACGTCGTGGACTATACGCCAACATCGCAGCCAAGCGTCGTCGTATCAAGGCCGGTAGCGGCGAGAAGATGCGTAAGGCTGGTAGCAAGGGCGCACCGACAAAGGGTAACTTTAAGCGTGCTGCACAAACCGCAAGGAAGAGATGATGGCACGCAAAGCCGACAAGATGCCAGCCCGTAACAAAAAGAACTTTCGGCCAACGAAAGCAGGGGCTGGCATGACTAAGGCCGGGGTGGCTGCGTATCGTCGCAAGAACCCCGGTTCTAAATTGAAGACTGCAGTCACGGGCAAGGTCAAACCCGGAAGCAAGGATGCCAAGCGTCGTAAGTCGTTCTGTGCGCGTTCTGCTGGGCAGATGAAGAAGTTTCCAAAGGCTGCAAAGAATCCGAATAGCCGCCTACGACAGGCGCGGAAGAGGTGGAAATGCTAACCGCACTCATCGGACCGATAGCAAATCTAGCCGGTACGTGGCTGGAGGGCAAGGTCGAAAAGACGAAAGCCGAGACAGGGGCCAAAGTCGCACGAGCGAAAGCTGAAGCGACTATCATGGAAAAGAAGGCTACGGGAGAACTCGAATGGGACTTGGAAATGGCACGCGGAAGCCAGTCATCGTGGAAAGACGAGTGGCTGGTTATTTTGTTTTCGGTGCCCCTGATCCTTGCGTTCATACCGGGCATGGAGGGAGTCGTAGCTAATGGATTCGAGCAACTCAAGGCTATGCCGCAATGGTATCAATATTCTCTGGGGGTTATCGTTGCTGCCTCATTTGGCGTTCGTAGCGCTACTAAATTCTTTGGGAAGAAGTAAGTATGGCCGAAGTTACGATGGAACGCATACTGAAGTGGAAGATACTCCCCCGTTTGATGATGTTGGGAATGTCCCTTTCGGCATGGCGCGTAGTGGAGTGGTTCATGCAACTTCCGGACCCGACGAGTCAACAGGCGGCACTTGTCAGTGTAGTGACGGGGGCCATGACCGGTGCATTTGCGGTCTGGATGGGACATGAGGCGAAGAAATGATGAATGCGAATAACATAAAACGCGGAATGAAATACGACTTAAACACATTCGTAGAGAAGGTAAGACAGCACGAAGGCTTGGTTCTTACCGTGTATAAGGACACTCTCGGCATCGACACTATAGGTATCGGGCGCAATTTAGAAGGCCGGGGGATCAGTAAAGAAGAACTCGATTACATGGATATTCCCTCCATAGATGCTGTCTACGAACACGGCATCACAGAAGCGGATGCGTATTACCTCGCCACTAACGACATCGCAATCGTAGAGAACGAACTAGCACGAGCGAAGCCCTGTGTGTACGACCTCGATGCTGTCCGGCAACTGATTGTGATGGATATGGCATTCAATATGGGCGTGCCACGCCTCTGCAAATTCAAGAAGATGTGGGCTGCTATCGAGGCGAAAGACTTCGACACCGCATCCGTCGAGATGCTCGATTCCCGCTGGGCACGACAGGTAAAATCACGGGCGACGAAACTCTCGGACGCCATGAAAAACGGAGAATTCGCATGAGCGAAGCACGAGGAAGACAGGCTCAGGACAGCGCAGAAAAAAGCTATCGTCCCCCTCACCCGGATGCAGCGGCAGTAGGTGCTGGTCTTGTCACTGGTGCGGCTGCTGGTGCTGCAGGACTGGGAGCAGCCGCTATCCGCGCACATGTGAAAGAAAAACGTAAGTATCCTACGACTTCGGAGGGTCGTCTTCGTGCTATGCAACAGCGTTCAGAAGAAGCAAAAAAGAAACGTGATGAAAGGGCCGCTAGACGCTTGACAAGAACCAGAGGCGGCGGCGGTGGCGGTATGCCTACCACTACAGGTCTCGTCGGTAAGGCCGTAGAAAAGTTTTTTAAGAGGACGTGATGCCCCTAACAGACAAAGGCAAAAAGATCATGCAATCCATGAAACGCACATACGGGGGACGCAAGGGTGAAGAAGTCTTCTACGCAACACGCAACGCTGGCAAGATCACGGGTGTTGAAGAGAAAGCGAAGGGTGGCCGGACTGGAAAAACTCGCAAATCGTCGAAGCCTAAAGCGAAGGGCAAGAGTCGAGTTAATGAAGCTGGCAACTACACTAAGCCCGGAATGAGGAAGCGTATCTTCAACCGCATCAAAGCAGGTGGCAAGGGCGGACGCCCGGGTCAGTGGTCGGCGCGTAAAGCTCAGATGCTTGCGTCTGCCTACAAAAAAGCCGGAGGAGGTTATAAGGACTGATGGCACTTACACCACAAAATAGAAAACGCGTCCAGAAGGTTGCGAAGGGTCTCAAGAAGGCTGTCAAAGCTCACACTGGACAGCACAAGACTCTTAGTAAAGTCTTGGGCAAATCCAAGCCTACCCGTCGCGGAGCCAAAAAAGCCAAGCGATGAAACATGTGTTTCTTCTGTTTGTGCTTCTCGGCACAGGGGAAGAACAACGCACGGTAAGTAAGGACATGTATTTCCGCGACCTCAACGAATGTGTGTGGTTCGCTCAAAAACTCCACAAGCAAGGGAATAAGGTGACGGCATACTGCCTACCTAAGTTAGTCGATGAAAGCGTACGAGTCTACTGATGTTAGCAGAACTTGCCGCTGCAAATGCAGCGTTCGCAGTGATAAAGACGGCGGTCCAGAACGGCAAAGACATTGCCAGTGCTGGGACTGCGATTGCGAACTTTGTGGGTGCAAAGGAGGACTTGCAGCGTAAGGCAACTAAAAAGGGCAATAGTTCTGACCTAGAGGAGTTTATGGCTCTCGAACAGATACGGGAACAAGAAGATCAACTAAAACAGATTATGATATATGCTGGACGGCCCGGACTGTGGGGAGACTGGCAACGCTTCCAAGCAAAGGCACGGACAGCACGAAGAGAAGCAGAAGTAGCAGCAGCCAAACGACGCAGAAAAATAGTAGACTGGACTCTGATTACAATAATATCGTCAACGCTATTAGCAATACTCGTAGGTTTTGTTCTTCTGTTGGCGCATCATCAAGGCAAGTTATAGTGAGGGACAATGCGTAACTTAGCAATACAGGCGTTACAACATAAGTATCAGGCGGAGATAGCAGATGCAGAGTTTGTATTCCAGATATACATGGATAATCCGGTGGGTATCGGTGAACATCCGGGTCTGTTGGAGGAGATGGATGCGGCGCTTTCAAAATGGGGCGGCGCGCAAGATAAACTGGCCGCCCTCGCTACTTTAACGATGGAGATGGATGATGGCACTGAAAAAGAGCCAACGCTCTTTGAAGAGTTGGACTAAGCAGAAGTGGCGCACGAAGAGTGGCAAACCGTCCACGCAGGGTCCAAAAGCAACCGGGGAGAGATATTTACCGGCTGCAGCTATCAAAGCGCTCTCCTCGAAGGAGTACGCAGCCACCACAAAAGCCAAGCGGAAAGCTACTCGCGCCGGTAAGCAGGTGGCGAAGCAGCCTAAGAAAATAGCAAAAAAGACCCGCGCATATCGCAAGGTACGATAGATGACATTCCTAGAACTTATCAATGCTGTGTTACGAGAGATCAATGAAGTGGAGATTACCACAGTTTCTTCGACACGCGGTATCCAAACGTCAGTCAAAGACTTTATCAACAAGTCACAGCGAGACATTATTAACTCCGAAGTTGAGTGGCCGTTTACTGTTGTTAGTCAGTCTTTTACGACTACTGCGGGAACAGGAGAGTATTCCCGAGAGTCAGATGCAAAGACTGTCGACTATGATAGTTTTACTGTACAAGAGTCCGCATCCACGGCGGAAAAACAACTGAAGTACCTGTCATTCAACGAGTACCTCGAACAACGCAACGAAGCGGATACAAACCCGGACACAAGCGCACGAGCCTTACCCGAGTTTGTCTACAAAACACCCGATCAAAAAATCGGCTTGTCTCCCGTGCCGGACGTTTCTACTTACACCGTCAGGTATTACTACTATCAGACCACATCAGATTTGGTCAACAATACTGACGTATCTGTCATACCCGAGCGTTTCCACGATGTCATCGTCAACCGCGCTCGTTACTACGTTCATATGCTTCGCTCTGATGTCCAGTTTGCACAGCTTGCGTTGCGTGACTACAAGGAAGGACTACTTCGCTTGCGTGTCGAATTGATCAACCGTAAGGATTACATGAGGGCCGTCTGATGCCAGATACTTCACTACTCAGTCCGTTTGTTGTGAAGCTAGGTGGCGGTTTGGTGCTTGATAAGGATG